GATCAGTGGAAGGGCGCCAAGCTGGTTCGCATCTGCCCGGCGGGAGCCCAGATATTCCTGCTGCCAAACGGCGAATACTGGGAAGGCTCATTTCCTGGCCGCCATCGCGTCGATGGCCCTCACATATGCGACTGAAAGAACATCATGAGCGATATTCGCAGGCAGGGCGGTGAGGGCCTTCACGGCTGGACGCCTGTGGCATGTCTCGCGGTCGCCAATGACCGAATCAAGTCTGAGCCGTTCGGGCCGTATATGCGCTGCGTTCGCGGGGAATGTGAGTGTAATCCGCGCGCCTCAAAGCTTATCGATCCGCAATTTGGCGACACCGAAATCCTAGAGCGGCGAGTTCCACTTCCCTCGACCGCTTGACCGAACCCGCAACCCGGCGCGGGGGATGAAAGACCGGGTTTAATTCGAGGCTGACGGAAACATGGCGACTGATCGCACGTTTCGGCAGTCTGGTTTTTCAGTTGTCCCAGACCTTCTCGACCCTGCCGGCGCTTCGGCCTTCATCGGGGTTCCTGCACCTCAGCTTGAACGCTGGGCCTGGCTTCGTCAGGGACCCAAGAACTCCGGGACTCGCTGGAAGCCAAAGTACAACCCCGACGATCTGATTGAGTGGCGAAATGGCAGCTCGCAAGCAGCGCCAGCATCCTGAGGAAGTACGCAAGCGCATCCAGGCCAGTCAGCTCATTAATCGGCTGATGTCTCACGTTAATTCCGAGAAGCCGCTGATGGACGCGACGCAGGTCACGGCGGCGACGAAACTGCTCAACAAAGTGCTTCCGGACTTATCGGCTGTGTCGATTGCGGGCGATGAGGACAAGCCCATGAAACTGGTGATCGAATGGGAGGGGAACGGCGGATAAGGCTGGCCTACGCGCCGCGCGCCGTTTTCCTGAACTATCACAATCGGACTGAACGTTGGGCCTGCTTAGTCGCCCATCGTCGATGCGGCAAGACAGTTGCCTGCATCAACGACAAGATCAAACGGGCGATCACGCTCAGCAAGCCTTACGGCCGATATGCCTACGTTGCGCCATTCCTTGCCCAGGCCAAGGAGGTTGCCTGGGAATACCTGAAGCGGTACGCCCAACCGATCATTTCGGACAAGAACGAGGGCGAGCTTTGGGTGGAGCTTCTGAACGGGGCTCGCATCCGGATTCATGGGGCTGACAATCCGGATCGGCTCCGCGGTGCGTATCTCGATGGCGTCGTGCTCGACGAATACGCCGACATGCGGCCTAGCGTCTGGGGTGAGGTCATCCGACCGATGCTGGCTGATCGGCAGGGCTGGGCCACGTTCATCGGCACGCCAAAGGGCCGCAACGAGTTCTTTGAGATCTACGATCGGGCATCGGTAAGCTCGGACTGGTTCTCGGCCATGTTGAGGGCATCCGAGACCGGCATTCTGCCTCAAGCTGAGCTGGACGACGCTCGGCAGGATATGACGCCTGAGCAGTACGAGCAGGAGTTCGAATGCTCGTTTGAGGCTGCCATTCTCGGCGCCTACTACGGCAAGGAGGTTGCCCAAGCTGAACGCGATGGGCGGATTCGCGAGGTCGAGCACGAGCCTGAGCTGCCGGTCCACACCGTGTGGGACTTGGGCAAGGGCGCCAATATGGCGATCTGGATGTTCCAGGTCATCGGCAACGAAATCAGGATCATTGACCACATTGAAGGCGCTCACGACGAGACCATTCCCGAGTGCGTCAGGGCTTTGAATGATCGGCCCTACCAGTACGGGGATGACTGGGTGCCTCATGACGCCAAGGTCAAGGAAATCGGGACAGGCCGCACGCGCATTGAGACGCTGAAGCTGCTGAAGCGCAAGCCGCGCCTCGTGCCCGACCATCACGTGATGGACGGCATCAACGCCGGACGGCTGACATTCTCGAAGTGCTACTTCGACCGAGACAAGTGCAAGGACGGTATCGAGGCGCTGCGTCAGTACCGCGCCGAATATGACGAGAAGGTCAAGGCGTTCAAGGACACGCCCAAGCACGACTGGACAAGCCATAGCGCAGACGCGTTCCGCTACCTCGCCATGGCCTATCGGGAAATCGCGCCGTCCATTCCGAAGCCGCCCGGCGCCATGTTCACCATGGACCCCGCCACGCTACCGAATGGCGTTCCCGGCGTGACGCTGAACGACCTCTGGAACAACCGACCAAGAGCATCGAGACGGATATAGCCGATGTCAGGAATCAACCTCTTTACGCCAAACCCCACGTTGACGCTGGCCTATGCATCAACGGTTACGACCTCGACCGCGGCGCTGCCCACCACGGCCACGGGGCATCAGCTTCGCCTTCGCAACACGGACAGCGCCAATACGGCATTCGTCAATTTCGGCAACTCAGCCGTGACAGCGACGATCCCGAGCGGGACGACGCCAGGCAGCATGCCAATTGGACCGGGTGAGACCATCGGCATTACGCGATCGACCGACTGGACGCACATGGCCATCATCGCGGCGGCCGGTACGCCTACGGTCTACGTCACGCCTGGCCGCGGTGTGTAATGCTCGGGATGGGCATGCTGATCCCCATGCGGGATCAATCAAGCGGAAGCCCGTATAACCCAGCGACAGCCCTAGGAACTGATCTGCTTGCCTGGTGGGATGCCGATAGCTCCTACTGGGGCGCGAACGGTAACATGACGCTTGAGGTGGACCGCGTCACCTCGTGGAAAGACATTATTGCAGCCTACGACGCCACCCAAACGAGCGGATCGGCGGCACGCCCGACGTTCTCGGCAACCGGGTTCAATGGCGGACCAGGCGTCTCATTCGATGGCTCTGACGATGTTCTGACGAGCACCACGGCAGGCTTGCTGGCCGTTTTGCCGGTCGCGGCGAATGCGTCGGAGTTGTGGACCTTGGTTCAGCAGGACGCGTTGCCTGCCGATGCGACGGCTCGCTATGCGCTGGCCTACGGTGCAACGGCCCTGACCAACACGCGCGGTGTGGGCCGGGCCGTTGCCGGCGGTGTCAACCGAGGCCGCGGCAATACCGGCAACGGCGCAGCGGCCAACGCGCAGAACGGGTCTACCGTCGATCTGTCCACGCGGCACGTCGAGCGCTGGCAAGTTCAGGCGCCGGCAGGCAGCAGCATTCTGAGCGTTGACGGAGTGAACGAAGGCACGCTTTCGGCTGATCCGACCGCGGCGAACGCTGTGAACCGGCTTCGTCTTGGCAGTTCGGCGAACACCACTGCGGCCTTGTTCTGGCAGGGGCAAATTGCCGTTGCGATTGTAACAAAGGCTCTGACTGCGGCTCAGTCGGCTCCGCTTCAATCCTGGCTCTTGGCACGAAGGAGATTGTGATGTCGGCCCACTATGGCGTCGAATTGATCCCTGACGCGCACAAGGACGCGATCAACGTCGTGTTCGGGTTGGTGCTGGGGTTCAACCCATCCACGATGGAGTGCTTCGGGCAGCCATGTAACGCCACGGGCAGCCAGAACGATACGTTCACGCACTGGTATGGCGGTCAGGAATACAGCACCGCGGAAATCTCCAAGCTGCAAAGCTTGGAGGCGAACATCCCCGGCGGGGTGACGTGGCCGGTTCAGGGGGCCAATGGGCCTATCACGCTCGTGCAGGCTCAAGCCGGGATTGCCGCGATGATCCTGACGGTCACGACGCGCGACACCTACACCAGCCAGCAAGCCCAAGACACCCTGAATGCGGCCCTGACTGCGCAGAGCTTGAAGCGCATCAACTGGGACGAATGAGCGCCTGAATGTCGGAGTCCGTCCAGAACGACACATGGAAGCGCTGGAAGGACGAGTACACGCTGGCGTGCAAGGCGCGTGGCTATCAGACGTGGCAGACCCGCGCCAAGAAGATCGTCAAGCGCTATCGGGATGACAGGGCGATCGACGGCAACGACGCCGAGGCCACGACGATGGACGGCAGCGCGGTCGCGGGCGCGCGGTTCAACATCCTGTGGTCGAATGTCCAGACGCTTCTGCCGACGCTCATTGCCAAGCCGCCCAAGCCGGTTGTCGAGCGCCGATATCTTGACCGTGACGATGTTGGCCGAACCGCTTCAGTCATTCTGGAACGGGCTCTGCTCTACGAGATCGATAACGGTTCGTTTCAGCCGAGTGTGAGACGGGCGGTGCTCGATAGGCTG